ACTTTCACAAGTGATAAGCCAGAGATTCCTCGACATGCAGGTAGCGGATTTTTTCGGGCTTACCACTTCCCTAAGCGAAATCAACATAACAAGAAAAACAAGGGAAGTGGAGGAGACAGCATCTGGGGAGTAATCCTCGGCTGGGCGAAGAACCTCGGAGAGACCCCGGAGAGGATCCTGTACGAATACAGCTACACGAACCTCCTGCTCTTCTCGGCAGCGACACCACAATACGACGACGAGGAAGACAAGTGGGATCCCGCAATGGACTGGAACAACCCAGACAATAACGAAGACAACAATATCAACAATGAAGAAGAAGAATTTATAAAGGAGTACTAAACGATGATCGCAGAGAACGGAGCTGAGAGCTTTGCCATTCACCTCGACAACTCATCCCTTGAGAAGCAAGCGGAGGAAGCTGCCAGACTTATAGAAGGCATCGGCCAGAAAGCCGTAGAGGAAGCCAGACGCATAGACAAGGCACTCGATGAACTGCCCCGCAAGATTGAGGAGCAGGAAAAGACCGTCCAAGAGCTCACCGACAAGTACGACGATCAGAAAAACGCCATAGACAACCTCGACAAGCAACTGCTCGAACACAAGGAGCTGCTCGAACTGAACCGCAAGGAGGTAGAGCAGACCCAGCAGGCATACGACAAGGCCAAGGAGAGCAAGGGCGAATGGGCTGACAGCACCAAGAAACTGAAAGATGAGCTGGACAACGCCAAGGAGGGAGTGAAGGCAGAACAGCAGGCAATAAGAGACCTCAACCTTGAACGACAGCAGGAAAAGCAGACACTAAACGAGATCAACCAAGAACGCCAGAATGAGAAGAAGACCCTCGGCGATCTCCAGAACGAATACAAGAAGACCTCCAAGGAAGGCAAGGATCTGGGACGAACACTGACGGATGCGGTCAAGAAGCACGAAGCAGAGCTGAAGAAGATACCAAGCCTGCAGCAGCAGATCACAGACAGCATGAAGACCGTCGGCAAATTGTCAGCCGGATACCTCACCATTGACGCAGCGAAGAAATTCATCAGCAAGAGCATCGAAGTCCGCAAGGAGCTCGAGATGACAGAGCGACAATTCGAGGGACTATTCGGAGCACAGGCCGGAGGCGAGCTGCTGGGAGGACTGAAGGACATCAGCCTCGGCAGCGGAGTCTACAAGCTCGGAGGACTTGCACAGGCCGTCGAGACGTTGAACGTTTACGGAGAGAAGACGGAGGACATCCTGCCACTCATCCGGGAATTCGGCGATATCGCAATGGGCAACGAGCAGAAGATGAACGCCCTCGCAACAGCCATCGGACGACTCAACACGCAGGGCAACCTCAACAGCCTAACCCTCCGAACCATGATCCGGGCAGGCTTCAACCCGCTGGACGAGATGGCCAGAACCACAGGCAAGAGCATGGAACAGCTCAACGCAGAGATGAAGGCCGGGATGATCAGCACCCAGATGGTGAAGGACGCCATGAAGTCAGCCACCAGCGAGGGAGGCAAATACCACAACATGACGGAACGCCTCTCCGACAGCATAGCCGGAGAACAGCAGAGACTCTCCACCATGATCGCCGGAGTTTACGCCAAGTGGGGAGAGGAGCACGAAGACCTCATCAAGGGAGGCTACAAACTCGCCCAGAGCTTCGTGCAGAATTACGACACCATCGGAAAGACAATCGCCGTTCTGATAGCCACCTACGGAACCTACAGGGCAGCACTCATCACGACAGCAGCCGTGGAGACAGCCGTCAACGCCCACTACGTTACAAAGATCAGACTCCTAAGAGCAGCAGCCGTAGCACAGGCCGCACTCAACAGGGTAATGATGATGAACCCATACGTCCTCGCAGCGACGGCACTCGGAGGACTTGTCGCAGCAACGATAGCCTTCTCCAAGGCCAGCGACGCAGCAGGATCAGAATCACAGCGACTAAAAGAACGCCTCGAGGAGCAGGAAAACGCAGAAAGCAAGCTCAAAGACGAGGTAAAGAAGAACACTGACGCCATCAACGACGACACCAAGTCCGAGGGAGAGAGGCAACTCGCACTGGATGAGCTTAAACGCCTCCTGCCTTCCGTCTTCGAGAAATACAAGACATGGGCAGAACTACAGAGGAACCTCGCCGATGCCACACGAGAAGCCAACGAGGAAATCGCAAGGCAGAACAGGGTGACGACAGGAAAGAACATCGAGCAGGATAGGCAGATGAACGCTGACCTAAAGCGATACAGGGACGTGCTCAAAACCTACCTGCCCGATCACATCGAAGCCAAGAAGATGAAAGCAGAGCTGTACAAAAAGTACGGCAACAAGCTCTTCGAGACAACATGGTACGGTGGCCTAAACTTCAAGGGACAGGGAACCTTCCAGACAGACTGGAACTTCGTAAACCAGAAGATCGACGAAGTCGCAGAAAGCGTCAAGGGGCTGAATACAGAACTGAGCCGCAAGAACGGAGTCGAATGGGACAACAAGCTGGGAAAGAAGAACATCAAAGAGACGAACGAGGAGATCCAGAAATACCAGAACCTCCTAAAGAAGCTCGACAAGCAGCAAAGCCCGGAGAACCTCGTGGCCAAGTGGAAGAAGGAAGGAGGAAAGTCAACATTCGGAATGACGCAGGACGACATGAACCGCATGAAGTCCGAGCTAAGCACCGTCATGGACGGAGCCGAAGAGCTGACACGAGAGGAGATCGAGCGACGACTCAAGAGGCTGAACGCCCACACACAAGAGGTCAACAGACGACAGACGCAGGACTTCCTAAAGGATGCTCGAAAGGCATACGAAGAAGAGGTCAAGAAAGAGAAGCAGATCATCGCAGACCACAACAAGAAGGACAAGGACGGAAACTTCATATACTCATCCGAACAGGCATACCAAGAGGCACTGCGCAAACAGCGTGAGGCCGTAGCAAAGGCAAAGGCAAGGTACGAGAACAACGGTGGCGACCCGAAGAAGGACACCAAGGCTGGTACCGCTGCAGAGCGTGAGCGCAAAGCACAGGAGGAAGCCAACGAGAAGATGGAGCAGGAGCGCATCCGATGGGAGAACGAGCAGGCCAAGAGAAGGGCACAAGGAGTAAACCTCGCAGTACAGGCAGAAATCGACGCCATGCAGGAGGGAGAGAAGAAGAGAATCGCCCAGCTTGAACTGAACCACCAGATGGAACTCCAGCAGATCGAGCAGGAGGCAAAGGAGCTGTACGAAGCCAAGGTGAAGCACGAGAAGACGCTCTGGGATGCGAACCCAGCAAACAAGGGCAGAGACTTCTACAAGGCACACCCATACGACAGGAACACCGGAACATACTCCGGCATTGCCAAACTGACGCAGGAAGAGCTGAAGGCCACAGGCATCACGTCCAAGATTGAATCAGCGAACGCAAAATACAACCAAGAACTGCACGACATCCTACAGGAAGAACTGCAGGCACTATACGCATTCCTAACCGAATTCGGAACCGTTGAGCAGAGAAGATACGCCATCATCAAGGAATACGAGGAGCGCATCGCCAAGGAGACGAACGACAACAGGAAGAAGATGCTCCAAGCGGAGAGAGACGCCCAGATAGCAAAACTGAACGCCCAGAGCATAGCAGAGGACATCGACTGGAACCAGACATTCACGGGATTGGGAAACGTCTTGGAAGGCATAGCCAAAGAGACACTCAAGAAGGTGAACGACTACATGGGTACCAACGAATTCAAAAAGCTCAGATCCGCAGACAAACAGCCATACTTGGAACTGAGGGACAGACTCATCCAAGCCGGAGGCGTAGAATCCAGCAGCCCGTTCAACATGAACACATGGAACGAGCTGGACAGGCTCGGCAAGCAATACCGGGACAGCGTGAAGGAATTCATGGATGCACAGGAGAAGCACAAAAACGCCGTCGATAAACTCATCAAGGCAGAGCAGGAACTCCAGAAGGCAACCACACCAGCAGCAAAGGCACTGGCCAAGATCAAGGTCAACGAAGCACAGCAGCAGGTGGAACAGACCGCACAGGCCGTAGACGAAGCGAAAGAGAAGAAAGACAACTCACAGCAGCAGGTGCACGACCAAGCACAGAAGGCAGCACAGGGTCTCCAAGACTTCAACACGGTGCTGGGACAGATAACCAGCGGAACGCTCAGCGGATTCGCCACAGGCGTCTACAACCTCGTGAACCAGATCTCCGGAAAAGGAGAGAAGGTCGCCAACACGCTCGGCGAGATTGGAGGAAAGGCCGGAGGACTCATCGGAGCCATCCTCCAGATCATCGACGCACTCGGAACAGAGCCGACAAAGTTCATAGAAGACCTGCTGCAGAAAGTCGCAAGCGTAATCGAGGCCATTCTCAGCGAGCTGCCACAGATAATCTGGGCGGTCATCAAGGGAGTGGGCAACATCGTCGGAGGCGTCATCAAGGGCATCGGCAACCTCTTCTCCGGAGGCGCAGCATTCGGAAGCAACGAGTCCGAGATGGAGGCCATCATCCAAGAGATGTCGGAAACCAACAAGAACCTCGCATCGGCCATCGAAGGACTGAAGGAGCAGATCGGGAAGAGCGACAACACCAACAAGGAATCACTCGACGCCTACAAAAAAGCACTGCAGGCCGAGAGGGAATGGGAGTCCAACCAGCGCAGAGCCATCGACGCAATGGCAAGCGAATGGACGAACTCCGGCTACGGATTCCTCGGATTGGGCGGTAAGCACTCGTTCAACGCAAGCATGGCAGGCAACGACTGGTACGGATGGAAGCGATTCACGGAAGAGCTCGCAAAGCACGGATTCGGCAACACCACCGTGAACAGAGACACCATCTGGCAGCTCTCACCGGAGGAGATGAAGATCCTCAAGGAATACGCACCATCGGAATGGGCTGCACTCTTCAACGGCGACGGCCACAGGAACCCGAAAGACCTCGTGGAAGAGTACATCGAGAGAGCAGGCATGCAGGAAGAGCTGACAGCAGCCATGAACCAGAAGCTCACCGGGTACGATTGGGAAGGATTCATCGGATCATACAAGAAGATGCTCAAAGACCTCGACAGCACGACGGAGGACTTCGCAGACCACATCAAGGAGATGATGAGCAACGCCCTCATCGAGAGCTTCGTAAACGAGGAGCTGAAGGGAGACATCGACTCACTCTACAAGTACATAGCCAAGGCAGCAGAAGACGGCCTCGACGCAGCAGAGCTGAGAGAGATAGACCGCCAGAACGAGGCCATCGCAAACAGGAGCCTCGCATGGAGACAGAGCATGATAGACGCAGGAATGATCCAGCCGACATCGGAATCGAAGTACTCCCAGAGCGGAAGCACCAACAGCCTCTCGAGCATGAGCGAGGACACCGGACAGGAGATGAACGGAAGACTGACAAGCATCCAGCTCGGCATCTTCACCATCGTCGACCTTATCCAGCAGCAGGCCGTGAACGTCATGGGCATAGCCCAGAGCACAGCCGG